GTTATCGCGCGAGCCGGGCGTCATGCGCCCTTTGTGACCGATGAAATCGGCCGCCATATCGGCAAAGCCGAACTCCATGTATTCGCGGGCCTGTTCGGAAATCTCGCGCTTTTTGCCGCGCGGGTCCAGAATCCGCGCCACCATGGCCTCGCTCATCGCCTCGCGGGCGTTGCCGCGTTCATTGCCCGTCCCGGTCTGGTAGGGCAATTGGCGCGCTTGCGCAGAGCGCGCCGCCAGCTTCGTCTGTAGGGCCGCCCTGACCTGATGGATGTCCTTGCGATCCTCGATATCGCGATCGGCTTCCTTTTCGTCGACGCCAAAATCACGATACGCCTTGCGGATTTCCAGACCGTAAGCGCGCTCGCTTGCGCGAATCGTCTCCTCGTCTGGAGCCGCGGCAGGGGTAGCCGCAATGGTTTCGACAGTCTGTGCGGCCACGTTACCGGAGCCGGACTCAGTGTGAGCTTCTGGCATGATGATCTCCTTTGCCTGCTCGGTTGCGGGCGTGGCCCGATACTCAAATTCGGTTGCGTAGGTTCGGGGCTTGGCGCGAGCGGCCAGGGCTTGCGCGTCGCGCACCACGGCGCCGTCATCGGCGCCCATGGGGACAAGCGAAATTTCGTAAGGCTCCCAGTCGACCGCCACCCATTGTTCGCGTTTTCCCTCTTCGCGGGTGATCTCCCAGCGGTGGACGTCATAGCCGACGCTTACATTGGCGATGATGCCGTCCTGCACATCGCGCCAGATTGGCTCGACCTCTTCGCGCTTGGACATACGCAGGTTGGCGCGGCCTTCCGAGCTGCCCACCGATGCTTTCGAGACAACACCGATAATGTCTTCGAGATCGTAATTCGAATGCGCGTTGAGGAGCGGCGCGCGGCCGCTCGCGAGCCGCTCCATGCGGACGGCGCCCGGCGCGAGAGACAGAACTTCATCGATCTCGACGATGCGGTCGTTTGCCCAGTCATAGAGACGGCGGGGAACGGTAGCGCCGGTCGTCCAGACGACTTCAAACGTTCGGGCCTCGACATCAATGCTGTTCGGCGTGACCGTTGCCGCGCGCCGGATCATGGCCATTTCGCCGTGGCGCGGCGGGGTCTGCGGGTTTGGCATTTTTCTGGTCTCCTGCTGGATTGGCCGCGAACAGATCGATGCCGAGCGCCTTCAAGCGCGGGGCATAGGCTTCAAGCTCTTCGATGACCTCTTCGGGGTCGCGGCCTCGGCGATGAACGGCTTCCGGCCATGTGGTAGTGCCGTGTTGCAGGTCGACGTCCTCGGCGTCGCTTTCGTTTGAAGGATCGACCCAAGGCCGCGCCGGGACCTGCCAGATGGCGGGGATATCGGCCCGCTCGCCCGTGCCGAGACGCGCGGCGGCGTTCTGCACGCGAATCCATGCGGGCGTGCATGCCTGCGGGATGATCATGTATTGTTGCCAGGCATCCAAAAGGCTGCGGAAATCGAGCAGACTGATGCGAGCCGACGAATAGGTTGCCTGCCGCATATCGCCGGTCAGCATGTAATATGGCATGCCTACTCCCGCCGCTACGGCGTGAAGCTGCATGATCATGTAGTCGGCATAGCCATCGGCGCTTGGCGGGTCACTGAAGGTGATGCTTTCGCCGGGATTGCCGTAGATCATTTTGCCCGGCGAGAATTCCTCGATGCGCCGTCCCTTGGCATCGGTTTCGGTCGTTGTCGGAATCGTCGGGTCGGTTCCATCGATCGAGCGGAAGCCGACAAAGCAGGCCGCGATGCGGCGCTTTATGCGATCGGCGAATTCGGCGTCGTCGATGTGGCGCAAGGCCAGAAGCATCGGGGCGAGCCAGGGAACGCCGCGCACTTGGCCGGGGCGAAGACGATCGAAGCAGGCGCTGATATATTTCGCATCGACCCGCTTGCTCAGGTAGCCGCGCGAGCGGCCGATCAATGTCTCTCCGGGATGATGGTCGAATAGCCAATACGCCTGGCGCCGGCCGCCCCTGTCAAACTCGACGCCCTGAATGACGACGTTGCCGTTTTTCAGTTCCTCGGTTCGCCGCGCGTCGAGAAAGTCCGGCTCCAGAATCTCGCATTGCACCGGGCATGGGAACTCGCTCGATAGCGGCCTGTCGTACCAGCGGATCAATGCTTCCCCGGACTCGATAATCGTCCGGGCCAAGAGCAACGTCTGGCCGTGAAACGTCGTCAGGCCCTCGGGATCGGAGCCTGAGACGAAGATTTCCCAGTTCTCCTTTGCCTTGCCTTTTTTGCGATCCGAACCGAGCGCGGGTCGCGGCTTGATGCCGGTTCCGACGATGTGGGCGGCCAGCTTACGGGGCACCTGGGCGGCGTGCGGGTTGTTCCGCACCATGTCGCGGGTGCGGTTACGGATGCGATCGAGCCCCAAGCCGATTTCAGCGTTCGCCGAAGTGCCGGTCGCGGTCCAACCGTCTGTGTTACGGTCGACGCGCGCCGCCTCATAGGCGCGGGCCGCCTTCAACTGAGCCTTGTAGAAGGCCCGATTTGCCGCCCATTTCGGCGAAAAAATCTCGATTATGCCGTCAAAGAACGCCATTTCGGCTCAATCTCGCGTGAAACGGGCATGGGTTTGCCGATTGACCGGCGATAGCTGCTGTGCGACGAAACGGCGAGCTTTCAAAAGCTCATCCAAGCTATGATAGGTGACTCTGTGACCGTCATACTCGACCGTCAGAACGCCCCGCGCGATGGCGTCATCAATGGCGTCAAGCTGTATCTGTGTGACAGCCATGGTCTATCGATATCCTTCCGTCCAGCGGTCCCCGACGTCGGAGAACCAGCTTCGTTCCGTATTTTCCGCTCGCGCGGGCGGCGGCCGCTTGCGCAGCTCATCCTCGCGCTTATCAGGACTGAAACGAACCGCCTGCCGCGCCGCGAAAGCCATGACAAGGCAATCGAGTGCTTCCGCCGCTCTGCCCTTGATCCGCTCCCAGACCCTTGTCGGAAGGCCGCGCTTGTAGCGAACCACCTTCCGCTCGGAGGCGACCTGCTCGTAATAGACCGGCGGCAGTGTTGCCGAGAACCGAATGGACTGCCCCTTTGCCAGGCGATTGACGATTGTGGTTTTGATGACGTCGACGCCGAGCAGAAACAGCCGCCCGCCCTTCACCTTGCCCTTTGACATTTCGAGATAGGGCCGCGAGCCGTAGACGCCCTTGCCCGCCATGATCTTGCGGTTGAGCCGCGGGAAACAGAAGGCGTAGACGGTATCGGTCCAGTCGCCATCGCCGCTGTCCACGATCGCGGCCTCTATCCTGAGCGAGCCGCCGTAGGGATGCCTCCACGCCGTCTTCAGCAGTTCGTCGAGTTCCGCCCAGGTCGTGTCGTCGCCTGGACTTCCCCAGATGACCTCATGGCCAAGGACGAGCGCTACGCCATCGCGCGTCCAGCCGATGATCGATATTTCAAGCCGGTCATCCTGGACGTCGACACCGGCGGTCAAGCAAAGTACCTCGTCCGGTATCTTAAGCTCTGGCCCGCCTTCGGTCGCCGCGACGTTGAGGCCGAACGGTTCCGCCCTGGCCTGCAACTCCATTTCGTCGAGGACCTCGCCAGCGTCCTGCCAGCCCTGAGCAAGGATCGTGTTGGTGAAGACCTGCAGTTCGTCGAAGCTTTCCTTCGCCTTCAAGAACTCCGCCGCCAGCTTCGGCCAGCTCGCATTTGCCAAAAGGCTGACCAGAGCGTTGAGGCGGAAGCCGGCATGGTCTGTGACTTCCGGCCGTAGCGCCCGCCAGTCGCCAGCCTCGACCATTGCAGGCTTGTGGCGTTCGTCGATCAGCTCCTTGCATGTTGGGCAGCGGAACTTTGCCGTTGCCGGCTGATCAGGCTCCCATTCGATGTGACCCCAGAGGATCTCGGTGAACGCGCCGCACGACGGGCACGGTACTTCGAAAATCCGCTGATCGCTCAGCGCATAGGCCCTGAGAACGTGGCTGGTCTCGACGAAGATCGGCGTCGAGCCCATGACGATCTTGCGGTTTGCAAAGCTCAGCGTGCGTTTTTCCGCGAGAAGTATCGGGCTTCCTTCCTTGCCCACTTCCATCGCGTCGGCTTCGTCGATGAACAGCGCCCTGACATTGTGCCGGCGCAGGTTGCGCGGCGCTTTGGCCGCAACGAACTTGATCGATCCACCGGGAAACCGGCGATGCAGCAGCGTGTTGCGGCCGCCTTCCTCGGTATCGGCGCTCAACAGCCCCCGCAGGACCGGCGAAGCATCGAAGATCGGCTCAACGTCCGAGACGACATAGTCTCGAGCATCGGCCTCGGTCGGTAGCAGCGCCAAGATCGGTGACGGCTCATTGGCGACGAAGCTTCCGATTGCCCCGGTCAACAGCGTGGTGAAGCCCACGCGCACCGGCTTGACGATGGTGACCCGCTCCTTTGCCGGGTCAGAGATCGCGTCCGCTATGCCCTTCTGCGACTTCCACAACCTCACCTTGCCTGGCAGCGCCGACACCCCCTCGGGGATGCGGATTTGCTGCTCCATCCACTCGGAAAGCGGCAGGCGAGGCGGCGGGAGCAGAGCGCGAAGCGCGCGGGAGCGGAGATCGGCGATGGCGTCGTGCATTACATTCAGTGACCAGCATGGCCCGGCTCAAGGATGTAACGGCTGCGCTTGATGCCAAGGACACCATCGCCGCGCCAACAACTTCGCACGAATTCAAGGTCTGATAGAACCTCTTGCAGGTCGCGGTTTTCGCGCTCAGCGATGTCAAGTAACCGTAACTGCTTGCGAACATCGTCCTCTTGCACAGCGCGCTGAGCTAGAGCATTAGGCATAGACATGACCTGCAAACAGACCTTTGGCTTTGTGGTAAACATCCTTGGCTTCCGCCGCATCCGCGAAATCGGCGCGGCCAATTGCGGCCAGCCAAACATCATAAAACCTGTGTTTCTTGAGTAACCCGCCCCTGCCGTTGAACGTTCGCCGCTTCATTGGAAGCGTCAATTCCTTCACGATGCGATGCGCGAGCGGCGTCATATCTTCAGACCCAACTCCAAAACCTTCAAAAGGATCGCCCGAATACGGCCGTCAACGACAGTATCGCGCGAGATTTTTATAACTTCGTCCATGTCACTCTCCGCCGTCCTGGGCCGTCTCGGTCAGCGCATCCCGCAGCTCGCGGTCGATCACATCGGCGTCATGCGCCGTCAGATGTGGTAGCCGGTGCCGAACCCGGCTGGTCACGGCAAGGATCTTCGAACGGATCACGCTCAGAACTCCAGTCCAGGTCCGCTCGACTTCGGCAACCATGACCATCTCGCCACGGGCCAGAGCGTTTTTCATCGCGTGGCCTTCGGCTTGCTCTTTGGCCAGCTTCGCGCGCTCGGCGGTTAGATCGAGCGTTCCTTTCTCGCCCCCCCGGCCCGACGCTACTCCGCGCAAATGTTTGATGTACTTCCGAACGCTCGCGTCGCCGTCAAATCTTCCGCGCCCGGTTTTGACGGCAAACCCGCGCCGAACCAACTCATGTAACCCAGGGCCACTTATATCGAAAAGTTCTTGTAGATCGCCCGTGGTCACTTCACCAATTATGATTGCCACAGGGTAATTTTACCCCCATTACAAAAAGTTGCATGGACGGAACGTTTGCGCTACCGCCGCC